CTGCCCGGTGTAACGTCAGTTAGTGTAGTGGTGCCTGTGAATATCTTGTTGTTACCAGTGGAGAAGATTACCTTGTCACCACTGTAGTCCACAAACTCAAATATAGTCTCTACACCAATACTAGAACCCAGTGGTGTTGCAGAGCTAGTCAGCTTGTTAATCCCTTTACGTGCTGCAATACGTCCATACTTGTCAATGACTGCGTTCTCTGCTATGGAAGCAAAGGACGGGTCTTGGCCCACAGGAGAGTCCTGAGTGTTTAACCCACGAAACCCCGGCGCACCAATGTATATGTTCTGACGTTGTTCAGCCATTATGGGACTCTAAAAATAAATTCTTCAGGGTTCTTATATGCGTCTAGCGCAATCTCGTCTGATAAATGACGGTCTGCAATGGCAAAGTAGTCTTGTGCAGTCGTGCCGCCAGTCTCTCCTCTTTCTCTTGCAAGTAAAGCGACTGCGATATGAACGATAGGATTAGAAGGCAATGCAGTCGTGTCTGTATCATTGCTTAGTGCGCTTTCCCTCGCTATTAAGTCAAAACGTAAAGAGTATGTACCGTCTGGTGTAGGGTATAATGTAACTTGTGTATCTTGTGAACTATCTACACCTGAGTAAGTAAAGTATGAGGGTGCGCCGCTAGTAGACCCAGCGTTGTACACTGCATTATTTACCCATGTTGGTGTTTGATAGGTAACAAAGAAATTAGAGGTGTCGTTAATGACACTGTATATTTTAACACGTTCTCCAGCATTTGTCAAGCTATATTCTGAAGTTCCTGACGATGTTGTGACAACTACTGTAGTCCTAAGTGTAGACCAATCATGTGCATTCTCTACTTGTGTCTTTGCGTCATTTACAAAGTCACCTACCATTTTAGAGTACGCTGTGTTAGCTACTGCGGACACCTCGTCTTCACGTAAGCGCCTAAGTACGCTGTTCACTAATGTTAAGTATTGTGTACTCATCCTATTATGTTCCTAAATAAACTGGGTGTAGCTTGCGGTGTTTGGTATACAGTTGCTTTTTGTACTGCTTCAGGTGCTTGGTACATAGGTTTAAACTGTAAGTCTTCAAACAAAGTTTTAGTGACTCCTTGTGGTCTTAACATACCTGCGGCAAGTCCTATTCCTAATCCTGCGCCTAGACCCGCACCGACTCCAGAGCCTTCTCCAGTTCCTTCGCCACTGCCATCACCACCGCCTGTGCCGCTTCCTGTGCCTTCCCCTGTGCCTGTGCCTTCTCCTACATCACTAGGGTCACCTATCTCACCAGCGCCAGCGCCGGGAATACCAGAAGCTCCTGTGCCTGTTCCATCGTCACCAGTTCCGGGCTGTCCTGTTTCTCCTGTGCCTGTGCCTGTACCTGCCGCTGCTCCAGTACCTCCTGTAGCAATAGTCGGATCTTCTGTTCCTGTTTCAGGTTCAACAGGAGTGCTTGAGGTAGGGTCTTGCTTAAAATAATCTGTTAAGTTAGCAACCCAAGAAATAGCATCAAGAGCGTTAAAATCTGAATCAAGCACATCTGGAGCAGGTGGCCCTAAAGGTAAAGTTTCATATACTGCGGGGCCACCTGAAAGCCATTTATCTAACTCTCCTTGTAATCCTGCTTTAACATCAGGGTCTGTTTCTAAATCAATAGCTTCTTTTAATTGAGCAGCTACAATATCTGTAGATCCTGTTTCTTCTCCTAATTCACCAGCGCCTTCGCTTCCCCCTGCACCGGCACCTCCACCGCCACCACCGCCAGCACTGCTTTCTTCTTCTGTAGTTTCTGTTACTTCCTCTACTTGTTCTGGAATTTCTGGAGCAGGTACTTCAGGTTCAAAAGGATCTTTATACTCTATATTAACTTCAGATGTTACTTCTGAAGGATCAGCTTCCGGGGGTGTTACAGTCTCTGCTGGAGGGGCTTCTACTTTTGTATAGGCTGGGGCTTCTCGTTCAGCGGCTGCTGCGGCAGCTTCATCTGCTTTTATTTTATCTGCTTTAGCTTTAGCTTCAGCTACCCTAGCTTCCTCTGCTAACCTTTCTTCTTCTAATCTTTTTTCTTCAGCTAACCTAGCTTCTTCTATCAGTTGATCTTCTGCTCGTTTTTGCGCTTCTTCTAAATTTTTTTGTTCCTGCTTTGCTTGTTCAGCCTGTTCTTGTTTTCTTTCAGCTAATAAATCGTCAGCAAGTTTTTGTTGAGCATTGTCACCTGTACCGTCGCCATCACTGTCCCGCCACTCACTAGCATCATTAGGAAACAAGTCTACAACATCGTATATACCGTCACCGTCTGTGTCTGTAGTGCGCTCTATGCGTTCTTGTTCTTTTCTTGCTTGTATTTCTTGGCGTACCCTTGCTTCGGTCTGCCTAGTGGTTTCAGCGCGTGCTACTCTGTAAGCGTCTTCAGCATCTCTAAAAGCACCTGCTTGTGCTTTTTTAGCGTTTTCTACTTCAGCTTGTGCTTCAAGTTCTTTTCTACGTGCTGCGTCTACTTCGCGCTCTGCTTCTAGTTTAGCAGCGTCTGCTCTTTTTTTAGCATTTTTATAAACAGAGCTAAAAACCCCGTAGCGTTGTCTAGCATAATTAGCATATCCTTCAGCACCTGCTACGGAAGCATTTGTTTCTTCTATTACAGTAGCAACATTGTCTGATGCAGCTTGTACCGCTGTTTCTGCTTCAGCTACTACAGTATTAGCAGCCACAACAGCTTCATCATCTTCAGGAGTGTCTAAAGCATCTACTGCGGCAGTTACAGCAGCAGTTATGTCAATAGTGTCTTGTGCGCTAGTGTCTTCTTCTTTTTCAGCTTCTGCGTTTGCAGTAAGATTATAGATTACACTAGGGTTAAAACCACCATCAGGGCCAGCACCGGGGCCATTGTATGTTATGCCTGTAGGTAACCCAGAAGCTGTTAAGACTCCTGAAACAATATCAGAAGTTTGTTGATCTCTGACCTGCTCTGCATAAGTTATTCCTTTAGCTGCCGCTAGAACAGACCCAGTGACATCAATAACAGGAGCTATGCTTTCTGCGGGTATTCCGGTTACTGCTGAAATACCGTTCGCTATGCCATTTCCTACAGCTTTTGCAATAGAGCTTGCAGTGTTACCTGCGGCTTTTATAGCGTTTGATACTGTTGATGTGGTATTGGTATAATTAGCTGTTTGAGAAAGAACCTGATTTACAGACATTTCGCCTGCTACGGCTCCTGCTGACTTTACAGCCACAGCAACCCCTGTTCCTATTAAAGCGGCTGCTATAAACGGCGCAGCGTCTTTTAATGGAGGGTTCTTTTCTGTCCCGTAGGCATCTCTAGCAAAAGTACCGTAAGTGCCTACTTCCCCTGTCTGAGTGTAGAAAGTGTTACCTTCCCCAGACCGTTGACCGGGATGCCATATATTCTTTAACTGTCCACCGTCTGCTTGTTCTTGATAGTAAGCAGGAGTAGTGCCTAAGTTTAAGTATAAAGTTTTACCGTCCACTACTGTTGAAGTAGGTATGTTTTCCTGTTCAATGTACTCTTTAACTGTAGCATTGTGGTCTTGCATTGCAAGAGAGTATGCTTCAAAGTTAGAGTAGATAGCGCCGGGAGTCTGCTGTGCTTGCTCCATGCGCTTGTTGTATCTATCTTCTTCACCGGGAACTATAGGCACGTACTTGGGCTGTAAAGCAGAAAAGGTTTTAATCTGCTGTAGCTGTGCATTAGATAGTGGTGTGCTATTGTTTGCATCAGTAACTTGGTTAGCTGCTGTCCATGAATTTAAGTATTCTTCGCTAACAGGAACTACTAAATTAGACGGTGAAAAACCGCCTGATGCTTCAGTGTATTGGTCAGAAGGTATTACAAAATTTTCAAGAACAGTTGCACTAAAGTTAGGATCATTTAGGCGTGCTAAAATTTCTTCCTGAGTAGGTACTTCAAAGCCGCCTTCAAATAAATCTGTATCTGGAGCAAAGCCTACTTCAGCCATTATTTGCCACCCCAGCTAGACAAGGTTTTGATACCAAAGCTAGCAGCTATAGCGCCACCAAGGAATGCTTTGTAGTAGTCTGGCATTGTAGACAAGACAGTGAACCCCTGCTCAACGTATGGAACCATTGACGGTATAAACGCACCTATCAACGGTAAACTTAGGATAATAGCAAACCACTCGTCCTTCCAAGAGGACTGAGATGCTGCGGCTTGTTGAGTTTCCCAATCAGCGTCCGCATCAATACGGCGCATCTTGGATTCATGGACAGCTTGCTTTTCAGCAGCTTTATTTTTAAGGAAAGTACCAGCTATATTTGCTATAGGGCCAATCAATGTTTGCCACATATACTCACCTTAAAAAGAAAGCTAGGGGCCACCGAAGCAGCCCCATGCTTAACCTACTATTAGCTAGCAGGAACGACCAGAGTCAGGCCAGACGCAGG